AACATTGTTTTGCACCTTCCATTGTCGCATCTATATAGATTAAATCATCTAAAAATCTGTCTATGTTGTCATAGAATGTATCTGTATCTTCAGTTTCCATTTTATCTACTATAGGCTTACCTATGTTTACTATATCATCATAGCTCATTTTAGCTCTATCATCATCTGATAATGTTTCTGTTGCCTTCTCATATGCTAAATCTTCTTTAGCTCTATCATTCATTTCCCCTACATCTAATAGTAATCCATTATATCCATTAGCTTCTGCATATGCTACTGTTTTTTCTATAGCTTGTTCCATATCATCACAATATACTTTAAATGATACTAACATTGCTCCTACTCCGTGGATATAAACTTATTATATATCCCTTATTATCATAATAATCTTGTTCATCAGGATTTACTACTGGTATTTCATCTGTATCTTCAGCTAATAGCTTTTTGTCTTCAATTTTTCTACTTTCATCCTTACTTGTATCATTTACCCAAGCTCTACAATTAGGGTCTTGTGCTAATCCATCTGCAAATCTTTGAGCTTCTTCCCAAGTATCAAAACTTTGTACATATTCATTACGAGTTGCTTCTCCTGTTTCTGGGTCATAATAATCTTGTCTTACTTCGTATTCTTCTTTTTTTAATTGTTTACTTTCATCTAAGTCATTATCTGATGGGTCTGTATCTATTGTTATTGTTTCTGTATCAAATATCATATTAAATACACCATCGTTATATTCTAACTTAGCTGTAGATGATTTATGTCTTGTTCCTAAAGTTAAACCTATTTCTTTTGTAGCTAATTCCATAGGTACTATTGCTAGTACTCCTGCATCTACTCCGTATATAAATCCATTTGAACCTTTATATTCTCCGTCTCCCCAAGCTGTTCCGTGTACTTGGAATGATAGTCCGTTTCCACAATCTATTGTACCATCGTTAAATTTGTATTGCTTATCCCATATTCCAAAGTATACTTCATCTGGTAATACATAACAAGGGTCTCCTACCCAATATTCTCCTGCTGATTTAGTTGCTGTTGCTACTTCTGCTTCTGTTACTTTTTTACTTTCATATACTGTAATATATTTACCTTTTTCTACTGGTGTTGCTTTTTCTGTACCTAAATATGTTCCAAAATCTCCATTTAATATCATTTCTTTATCTGGGTATTTAGCTCTTAATGTTTTATATTCTTTAGCTACATTATTTTTATATTCTTCGTCTGTATTATCTTGCATACCAAAGTATTCTATCACATCTGCTGATGCACTTTCTGTCTTCATTGTTTTACTTTCATCTAACATATTTAATACAACTGAAGTTACTCTCTCATCAAACTCTGGACTATCTACTGATACATCTCCATCAGATACAATATCAACTACATCATCTATCAGTTTCCCTGTAATTTTAGATTTATCTAAATCTGTCATACCATCTATTATAGCTTCTACTTCTCCTGTTATATATCCTCTTTCACTTTCACCTTTAGCTTCTGTCTTTTTACTTTCTGTTATACTTAAAGTTTTTAATACTCCATCTAATATATAATCATAGCTATCCTCGTTACCATATAACTCTTTTACATATTGTGTTACTGTATCTGTATTTATTGTCATATCTCCAGCATTTGCTTTATCTGTTATATCATCAGCTAAACCTTCAATTACACTATCTATATTCTCATATCCCATATTTAATAATCCTTCATATGTATCTGATAACATATTATTGTAATTTTCCTCATCATCATTTGGTAAATAATATGATAATACTGATACAAATTGTTTCCATTCTTCTTGTTGATTAAAAGCAGTTAAATTATCTGCAAAGAATGACATAAATCCATCATATGATTTATAATGGTCTTTTAGATATTGTTCAAACTCTGGGTCTTTTACAGCTTTTTCTTTTAATGCTTCATACTCTGCTACATTATATGTTATATCAAAATATAATACATCATTTAGATTACTAAATAATTTATAATATTTTGGGTGTTTATATTCCTTAAATGTTATTTTAGCTGATGGTAATACACCTTTTATTTCTTCTTCTATCATAGGCTTAGCTATATCTAACATCACTTCATCTACATCTTTTGACATATCAGCATCTGGTGGTGGTACTAAGTCATCACAATAATGATATACATCATATTGATACATATTTATTATTGGCAATAAATCTGAATTTGCATCTAATGTATCTGTACCCCCATTAGCTTCTGTTTTAATATATCTACTAGATAAACTTTCACCTAGATATTCATTTGCTACAAAATCATCTGCTAATCTATTTGCTTCATCATCTAATTGAGCTATATATTCATCCAAGTATTCATCTCTAGCTTCTTTATTATCCCAATTATCATTACTTAATCCTATTTCATCTAGTACTATCCAAGAGTTATCTTCTGGGTCTACATATACATATTCTACTATTGCATTTTCATTATCATATGCAAATGCTTTACCTTTATATTTATATAGATTACTATATTTCTTATCTGCATCTTTACCCATTTTTTCAGTAAATTTCTTTACCTGATTAACAGGTGTTAAGTTTGCATCATCTAGTACATATTGTAATTCGTCCTTACCATAACATATTGTTGCTACTACTCCAACATATTCTCCATTTTCATCTACTTCATCAAATTCCCATACATCACCATCTTCAGATGCTTTTTTTGCTCTTTGATATTTTCTTTCTTGTTCTTTATCATAAGCTGTATCATCACCTATATTCCAACCTGATGTATAACCTTCATCATAATCATTAGGGTCTTTTGGGTAATCTAATGATTTCTCACATACATAATATTGATTTATACCAGCAAAATATCCTGTAGTATCTTTAAAATATACTTTATCTCCTGAATATAACCTATCTATTATATCATTCATATTTTTTACTTCCACTTTTACTTTTTTACTTTCTATTTTTTCTAAGACATCTTTATATTCTGGATAATATGTCTTTATAAATGATTTATAGTCGTTTGATGATAATGAATTTTTTAATTTTTTTACAATACTTTTTATTTTAGTTTCATCATTATTCTCTAATGCTGTATCTAAATCCTGCATAAGTTTACTTGCATTATTTATTCCTAGATTATGTAATGCTACATTAGCTTTAAATTTATTATTTGTTTCTGTTTTTAATTGAATTTCATTTTTATAATAATTTATTATATCAGCATCCTTCATCCACGTATTTCTTATTAAGTTTTCTTTTTCTTTATCTGATAAAGAATTATAATATTTTGGGTCATCTATTGAACCTGCATCTAACAATGATTTAACATATTCATAAAATTTTGGGTCGGAATCTAGGCTATCTGACTCATTTAATGGTGCATTTTCTTTTTTCATTACTTTACCCTCATCTAATTGACCTACTATATCATCAAATAGGTCTTTCATTATTACCTCTAATTCTGTTTCATTTTCTTCTGGTGTTGCTTTATTCAACATTCCTTCTATATCTGCTACATCATTCCATACATTATCTACCACATCACCACTATCAGCTACATCTAAAAACCATTCAAACCAGTTACTCATATCTACTGTATATTTATTTGTATCATCACCTGATTTTAGAGCTCCTGACCTTATTAAGCTTTGTAGGTCTACTGGAAATGATTGATAGTTTTTATAACAATAACCATTTTCATTATCCCATATTTTAACAGAACCTCTAACTATTAAACTTAGCTCATAGTTACCTTCTCTATATGAAGCTATTGTAGTATCACTATCAAATAATAAACTACTTATATTTACATCTGCTAATTCCTCTGGTTTTATGTATAGATTAAATTCTGATGATGTAGTGTCTTCAGTTATATTTTGTTTATTTTCTTTTTTTACTTTTTTACTTTCATAATAAAAATCATATCCAAATGTTTCCTCTAGGTTTGAACCAACTATATGTCTTACTACTTGTGCTAAATTAAACGCCTCATTCATAGTAGTTATTATTGGTAGCTTGACTACTATAACATTTGCCTTTGATAATATATTTTTTATATCAGTTTCTATATCATCCACATTTCTATTATCATAAATATTTACAACCAAATCATCTAATCTTTTATACATAAGTTTTAATATATCAATATCAGCATTAGAAAAATCTAATTTTGTTGCTTTTTCTAATTTATCAAATAATTTTCCATCTAAGTATAATTTTTCTTCTGCTTCTGTCTTCTTTTCTACACCCTGAGCTACACTTCCGTATCCATCATATTCTGTATATCCATTATCATATAGTTGTTGTGCTTTAGCTCTTATTTGTTTTTTAGACATCTTTTTAGTTTTACTATCTGTTGTCATTACTTGCCCATTTATTATTTGAAATTGTTTAGTTTCATTATTTACTATTAATCCTATACTTTTATATCCTGATGAGTTTCTTGCTACATAAGTCTCATCACCAGTTAATCTTGGAGCTTCTTTACTTTCACCTAATGCTGATTTAAACTTATTAAATTCTTCATCTGGCATTTGTTCATATATCTCTTTTATAGCTAATCTTAAACCTTGTTTATCTTTAAATTGTTTACTTGTTAAATCATAACCTAAAAAATCTTCTATATCAGATTTACTTCTAGTTACCATTGCATTTATAAACTTTGTTTCTTCATCATCTAATTCTAAACCCTCACCTAATGCTGATTTTATAGTATCTAATTTTTCTATATGTTCTTTTTCATCATCTACTATTTCTTCCATTTGGTCGTTTACTGCATCTGCTAGTTCTTTATCAGCTACCTTTTCTGTTTCACCTTTAAAGTCTTCATATCCTTCTATTGCACTTTCTTCATCTGTCTTTAATACATCTATTGAGCCTTTTACTTGGTCTTTTTCTAAATCTGTACTATCTGATTTCTCTACAGCATCTTTTATATCATCTTTTACTTTTGACATATCTTCTGCTTCTGTTTTCTTATGCAATAATGGTTCTATATTATCATAATCTACATCAAATGTTGAATGACAATTTGGGCATTCTAAATAATCACCTGCAACATCGTGTTGTACGTCCCTATTTTTGTATTTTATTTTCATTCCACAACTTACACATTTTGCTACTTTTTCATCACTATTTAAGCTTTCTGTGATTTCACCATCTGTATATGATAACTCTTTAACCATTTCATCAATAAACCATTGTTCCCATTTTTCGTGAGCTGTTTTGTATTCATCTAATTTAGTTAAATTTTTAAAAGTATCATCTACACATATATGTTTACCACTTCTACCTAAACCATACACTTCTGTACCTATTTCTTCTTGTAAACCTTGTAAAGCTTTGTCATACACAAATGATTGTATTTCCCAAAAGTTATCTTCATTATAATTTTTACCTTCTTCTGGTATATCATCATAAGGAATATCATTCAATGTATCATTATCACTTAATACTAGTTTACCATCATAATACTTGACAGCTGTCAATAATTCATCTAAATACTGTTTAGCTTTTTCATAATCTGATTTTTTACAATCTCTATAATAACCATTATAGTCTTCAAAATCCATTACAGCAAAACTTTCCAATTCACCATAGCGATTTATATCAAAATCAGCATCATCATATAAGTCTTGTGCTATTTCCCATACTTCATCTGAAACTTTCATTATATTTCCTCCTAAATAATATTTCTACCTCAATTAATAAATCTCTGGGCACACCTAAGTTATTATAGGTATTACCCTAATACTAATAATATTTTACACTTATTAAAAATTATTTCGCTTAATAGCACACTCACTTAATTTAATTCTATTTAATTTATTTGTATGTGAGTCAATTGTTTTTTTGATATTAGGCATTTTAAAAGTCTTTGCATATCTTTTTACTAAACCATTAAATAAATGTCTACTTATACCTATTTTATTACAATACTCTCCTATCGGTAATAATTCATTTAAATAATCATCTACTATTCGTTTTACATCTATATCTGTATATGATTTTACACTTAATTTAGATTTATCCATTATAGACCTTATATCAAATCTTTTTTGTTCTGCTTGTTTTAATTTATCAGCATCATTTCTACAATCTCTGCATATGAATGTTATCATATATATACTCTTATCATTATATGGGTCTAATCTATTATGTAATATTTGGGCATTCTCACTACCACATATACAACATTTCTTTTGTATCTCCGGTTTTCTGGCTACCATATTTGCTATTCTTGTTCTTACTACCTTTAATTGCTGTGACCTTTTTCTTTCTTCTGGGGTTAATTTCAATCTAGGATTATCCTTTATATTATTATCCTTACTTAACATTATCTACTCCTATTCTAAAACTTATACAATACAGTTTTATCTAGTAGATTATTTTTATTTAGCCAATCTTTTACAATATCTACTGGTACTGGACTTATTATCTCAATACTATTCTCGGCACCATTATTATAAGAAACATCTATTATCATTTTTCCAAATACGTCTAATAATCCTATTGTGCGTATTTGTACCTCTTTAATATCCGTTAAATCAATACTGTATAATTTGTTTCTTAAATCACTGTCTAACATTTGTTACATTCCCCTTTTATTATTTGTTATATCCATATTTTTGTATTTTTACTGCTGTTTCATAATCTCGTGTTATATCATCTAATTTATTAAAATATTCTTCGTCTGACATATACTTTTTCTCTTTAACTAATACTTTTAATCTTTTTAATACTGCCTGATAGTCAGCTTCATTAAAATATTTATCATCTCTATTTGCCCTATATCTTCGTTCATATATGTTTTTACGTAATAAATCTACTGGTCTTTGATACTTATCTAAATGTTTTACATACTTATGCTCATTAGTGGCTACATTTCTACATACAGCCCCACAATATACTTGTAATCTTTTTGTTGTTGGATTTGGAAAAAAATACTCACCACATTTAGGGCACTTTTTAACTAATGATTGTATTTGTAATAAATCGATTAGTTTATACTCTAGTAAATAATTTTCCCCTTTTATATTTGTTAACTTTAAAATTTGATGTATATCAGTAGCTCTTTTTGTTACATCTGCTAATGCATCTAAATCTGATTTTTCCATATGCACCTCCTAATCTAAAAATCTTTGTATATAATTTCTGTTTATCATAAATTCTGGTATATTATCATCTACTATCCATTGTCCTGTCATATCATCTTTGTATACTGCAAATCCCATCTTTTGTATTGTAGATAGTTCATTCCAATCTATACCAGTTGCTTCTTTTATCAAATCTATCTTTTCTTGTTGATTTTTGCCTTCTAAAAATTTATGACTAAAATTTGCATTTGCTAATGACGATATTGAATTTCTAATTGCATCTTTTTGCCTGAATATAAAATATGGTACTACATCATCTTTATCTAAATTAAATGCCCTACAATCAAATTCTGCCTTAAATAATTTTCTTAACCATATACTATATTTAATTTCCTCATCTGAGAAGAACATATCATCTAATCCTTCTTGAAAATTTTTAGTTCTTAACATTCTCAACTCTAATGGTTCTGATGTAAATTTTCTAACATAATCATTTATTGTATCTTGTATTTGCTCATTAAATCTAACTGTAACTACTGAAGATGCTACTGATACTAACTTCTGTAATCTATAATTATACCAAGCTTCTGTATTATCATTTGTCCAATCAGTTAATAATATACTTATTTCATCTGATGTTGAATATATAAATTTGACATTATCCATTTCTGTATGTAAATTTTTACATACATTTTGAAACATCCTAGATAAATCTGCATCAAATGGTTTATCTAAATTTTTAGTAAATTTACTAAATGACCTACCATCTATTCTTAATATTACTGGTTTTTTCTTTTCCAATGTATAATTAACCAGATTCTCTAATCGTTTCATTTTATCTGATAATTTTTCTGCATATACCTTATCATCTTCCATTTATCTGCCTCCTAAATATCTGTAACCCTTTGCTTATTTATTGTTGTGCATCTTATATTTGCCCATCTTATTTTTCCTGTATCTAATATCAAATACTGACTAGTGCTTTCTACAAATTTGCCTACAAGCTCTTGACCATTATTTAATATTACAAATACTTTCTTACCCTTTTTAAATCCGTGATGTATCACTTAGTTTCTACCTCCTTAGCATTTGATATATTTACATTATACAAACACTCTGGACATATTACAGTAGATTTTAAATTCTTACGTAATGCATAAATAATATCTTCTTTCGTAAACATAAATACACAATGACACCTCAAGCATTCTATTTGTTTTCTAGTGTTACCGTGTTTAATTATCTCTATCATTATTATCTCCCTTATCATAATATTTATATCTTTTATGCTGATAACATTGTGGGCACAACGCTTCACCATCTAACCAAATTCTATCGCCCTCTCGTACATCTTGTTTACACCACGGACATTTTACTATTTTATCTAACCAACTATCATCCATTTTATTTCCCCTTTACTGGTTTAATATGTATACCTAATAATTCTAATGCGTGCATTTTATCCTTAGTATAATCATTTGATGATTGTATCAAATTAATCATTGTATTTTTATCAGTTAAACCACTTTCAAATTTTTCTTCTACAACTGTTAATATTGTGGCTAATCTTTCTTTTTCTTCATCACTAAGTTGCTCATTAGCATATTTAGGCTTATTATATTGTTTAGTCCAAAAATCTACATAATTTTCTTTAGTCATTCCAATTACAGAAACTGCTTTTAAAGCATTTGAATATTTGGTATATGTGCCATCATCATTTTGTGCTATTATTTCACTGTTGATAAAATTAATATCTCTTTGTAGCGATACTTTTGGATTTATTACCGGTTCATTATCATATGCCATTTATTACACCTCCCTTATTATTAATTGCTTTTGATATTGCTACTATTATATCTACTGGATAATAATCATTAACATCTACACCAACATTAAAACTATGTTTCGGTATTTCCATTCTAAATGTATGTATATGACCAAACAATAATACTGCTGGTTTTACTTCTCTGCTTTGATGTTTAAAATCCTGAATAGGGTAATGCATTAGTGCAATCTCTTGCCCCCTATATTTTATTTCTTTATAGTCGTATACTGCCTTGAATAATGATTTATCAAACTTTTTATCATCTAAAAATACATCGTGGTTCCCTCTAACTAATACTTTGTCCCCATTTAACTGCCTTAATAATTCATTTGTTTCCTCAGCCTTTTTAAAACTAAAATCTCCTAATATCAATACTAAATCTTGTTTACCTACAATACCATTCCATCTTTTAATCAATTCCTCATCGTGTTCAGCTACTGTTGACACTTTTAATTTAGCTACTCGGTTTTCGTAACTTAAAATATTTTTATGTCCGAAATGATTATCTGACGTTACCCATACTTTATTATACTGGTCTGGACATAATTTATATGGTTCTTCATATTTAGGTAATAGTTGTTCTTTAAAACTCTGTCTAAATATATTTGTTTTTATATCTAATAATATATTAACTACTTCATTGTCTATATCTACTATATTATTTGTTAAATATAAATCTTTTATATTATGTATATCTTTTGAATACATATCGGCAAACATCCTAGCTTCTTCTAGTGTATAACCATTTAATTTAGCTCTAACACACATTAATCTTATATCATCTTCAAAATATGTTAATGATTGTTTAAATGACATACCATTAATTAAATTGTTTAGGAACTGATATAGTCTTATTATATGATGTAATTGTTTTCCATCATATCCATATTTATCAATCTTATCTACTATACTTGGATATGGATGTTCTAATGCCTTAAACTTTTCCTGTGCCATACCTGATATTGCATTATATAATTTTATTTTATTATAACTAGCTATCCTCTCAGCATTCTTAAATAGTGGCTCTAATATTTGTTTATATTTTTTATTTACTATCTTGTAATCTGTAAATAATAACTCTAAAAATTGAGGATTTTGCTTATACATTAATTCAAAATATAGTCTTATATCTTTTATATTAATATGCTCATTATTATCTAATACTAATGTAGTTGATACAGCTGGTTTATTTCCTACAAAATCATCGAATGAAGGTAATACTACAGCCATACAATCAATATCACTTTTATAATCAGGCATATAAATAGCCATATTATAATTTTGACTTCCTTGTAATGCTATAAATAATACTTCATATCCTAATTCATCTTGTAAATAATTCATTCGTCTTTTTAACTCTTTAAATATTTCTTGCTTTCTATCCATAATATTACCTCCTCTCTAATATTAATCTATTGGTTCTAAATAATTTATTACCTTATTATGTTCTTTTGCAAAATCAATTTCTTTTTGGGTTATATCACCTATGTAACCATCTTTATTTACAACATATATTTCATCTGATATTAAAATTTTATCAAGGTGTAAATCTATTAATTGTTGTTTTTCTTCCTCTAATATAGTTGCATCGGGCTGTTCAATCCCATCTGTAAATACCATATCACCCTGCATAGTTAATTTAGTTTGCACTTCATTTATTTCGGTTCTGAATTTAGGACTTCCACATATTGTAACTATTTTTCTATACTTGCCCTTTAGAAATTTAACTAAATCAGTATCAAATATATTTAAAAACTTTTTATATATACCATTATAATCATAATCTTCTATATATATTCGTTCCTCAGCTAATTGTTCTTTATAATCTTCTGGTTTATACTCCCCTGTTCTAAACATATCAACTGTTACAAATAAGTCTGACATAAAATCTGCTAAATTATCTTTATCTATATAGTTCTCTTCACTGAAATATAGAGAATATGCCACAGCAGTTATAAAGTTTTGAATTGAAAAATTAACCTCTTCTTGGTACATCTTCTCATAATCTTTTCGCAATAAAGTATCTAACTGATGCTCAAATTGACGTACCCAATCAATTAATTTTTGTTTGTTCTTATCTCTAGCCGCCTTTTCTAATCTACGTATTTCATCTCTACCTAATAAACTGCTCATTTTACTTCTACCTCTATATCTTTATTTTTTCTAACTAAATAACTTTCACATAAATTATATGAATGTATTATTTGATTATATGCAAAATCTTCTGTATGCCAACAAAACCATTTTCTATGTTTTCTACTTGACTTCTTTCTAATATGTTTACACATCTGTTTAAATTTATTTTTTATATATTTTTCATCAGTACTTGAACATACTATATGACTCTCACAAGTAGAAACCAATCTATCATCAGGGTCAAAATTACCTTGTCCAAATACTATACTATATAACTTTGTCACATTATAACCATCTGGTATATCTATTTCAATACTATATGTTAGACAATATGTTATTAATTCTTCCATATTACATACCATATCATCATTTATAACTTGATACCCCTCACCTGTATATAGTTTATTATCATATATATAATTAAAATATGTTTCGTTACAAACATAAGCACATCTGCTATAATTCTTAATTGGTAAACATACTTTTTCTATCATAATTATACCTCTTCCATTATTCTTAATTCTGCATATTTATCTTCAGGAAATTCTGTGTTATATTCTACATCATTAAATAATTCCGGCATATCTGCTTTAAATTTTAATAATAATGGTATTAATAACTGCTGTATTGCTGGATGTGTCATCTTATTACATCTTAACCCTAATATATGTCTCCACTCTCTAATATTTGCTGTCATATAAACTTGTGCTGATGTACTATGTGGTAACATCATTCTAAGTTCATCTGGTTTACTATCCAACTTAGACATATTCATATACATATCTTCTATATCAGACATACTATCATACCATATCTTCGATTTAATTTGACTATCTGTCATTGCTTCACCTTCATAATTAGCCTCTATCCAAGAAGCATCATAGAATATAGGCTCTATAAATTTAATTTCATTATCAAATTTATCTTTACCATAATTACAATATCTTGTACTTTCTATGCTAAAACTTGCTATTCTGTGTCTTGTTAAATCCTTATATACACCTATATCACAAGTCATTCTTATAGTTACTTTTTCGTGTTCTAACACTGACTCGTGATGTCTATTTATACAATTTGTAATTAATTTTTTATAACTATCTTCCGTTATATTACCCTCTGACCTATAACAATTTCTACAAGCTCTTTCTATCTTTTTCATTATTTTCACACCATCATATGGCTCTACTTCTATTACTGGTTTTACTATTTTCATAACTACCTCCAAACTTCAATTATTATATCACACATTGTAAAATATGTAAATAGATATTTATACAAAAATCAAGGGGTATTTTATTACCCCTTATAAATATTTAACTTTAATCCTCTTGTCTTGTTTTCCATCTATTTAGATTTCCATTTTTAAAATCTGTATACGCCAATACAGACATTGGTTTGTAAATTCTATTCATACCTTTACCTCTATTAACAAAATCATTCATCTCGTCAAATGTAAATGTTTTTTCACCCTTAGGTGTTTTAATTGTATATGTTTTTGCACTTTTATCAATAGTATATGTTTCTTCACCGTTATCTATTATTGTTTTACCTTCACCTAATTTATGAAAATCATATAATTTATTCATAAGTTCGTGTACTCTATCTGACTTAGCTTTAAAATCTTTATATTCTTCATCTGATAACTTAGATACATCTACACCCCTTAATTCATCTTGTAATCTATCTAACTCTGCTAGTTCTGATTTATTACTCTCGCCTAATATAACACTACCTTTAATCTTTGCTGAAATAGATTTTTCTAATTGTGATTTTCTTATATCATCAGCTAGTATTTCTTTAAAATATTTTGTTGCTTCCTCAGGCGTATCAAATACATTCTCAGAACCATAATATTCAATGTTATTATTATTCTTATCAAAATACCTTACTACATAACAAGGTTCTGCTTCATCGTCTTCATCATCATACACCAAAATAAATGCACCACCATTATCAGTTCTTGCTAATACTGTATTATCTTGTGCTGAAGCCTTAGTACTATCTGAATATTCTTCATCTACACCATCTGTCCAATAATATGTTTCTTCTGTGTCTTCATTATATACTTCAACACTTGCATAATCCATTAAATGCATTATATGTTTAGCATCCTCAATAGCTTTACTAATAGATTCTTCATCGGCTGGATATGTTTCATAAATTTCACTTAGTCCTTCATCTCTATCTTCTTCTGTCTCCCAGAACTTTACTATTACAGGTTCACTTAAATCTTCTGTCTTTAATTTTTTATTTTCTTCAAATTCTGATAAATCTCCATCATAATATTTTGATGCAGGGTCATCTTTTCTAATCCAATCTACTCTATCTTCTACTTGGTCTCTAATTAAATCTTCTAATTGGTTTTTAAAATCATTATATATAGAGCTTACTGCAACTGTATCAATAAGATATTTTATATCTTCTTCCCCAAACCACTCTGAGTAGTCGTCTCCCATTTCTTCTGCTACATCAGCTATGAAATCAGCCAATTTATTTGTGGCTAACAAACACTCATCATTTCCTTCAATACTATAATTTCTACCTTTTTGATACTCATCTCTAGCTATATTCTCAGCACCATCTCTAACTGCTGTTTCTTCTATTTTTAATACTTCATTTAATCTATCTTTTAAAGCACTTGTTAATAAATCTTGAAGATTATACATTAAATGTTCTATAGCCTTTTCATCCCAATCTAACTCATTCTCAAGCTTTAACCATTTAAAAGCTATAAATTCATTTATTTCCTCTTTTGAAATTTCACTACTATGATAGCGACCTTCACGCCATTTATAAAACTCATCGGTAATTCTATCTTTATCATACCACTCTATACTATCTTCTTCTAACTGTTTTTTCTCAATTAATCTATTACCATTAGGTATATCTTTTGAAGCAGTCTCCCTACCTCTTAAATTAGATATTCTTCTACCCCCGCTACGTCTTGGTTCTTCCTCATCTTCCGGCTCTTCTGGCTCTTCTACAGGAGTTTCTTCTACTTCTGGTTCTTCTGTTCTATTTAACATAGTATTTGGTACTGGTTCCACATCTAATTGCTCTTCTGACTCACCTTCATCCTCAATATCCATATCATCTAATCCTAAACCATCCTCAACTACATCATCACCATTTATTTTACCAACAACTACAAAAGCCTCTGGTTGCTCTAAACATATAGGACAATTTGCTCCGAGGTTCTAATAGATGGTCTTCTACAAATGAATTACCACATATAGGACAAGTTTGTAGATATTGTCCTAAATATTCATCGTCGAATGGTATATCTCCCTCTGGAGTATCTTCCACTATTTCCTGTGCTCTTTCTATCACATCTTCATATTCATCTTTAGTAATTTCAGGGTCTGTAATAACTAAAATATCATCAATAACCCCCTCAACATCCCTTACATCTTTATCATCTTCTAGTTGATTAGATAAAGCTTTTAAAGTTGCTTCTTGTAAACTTATTTTATTTTCTTCCATTATCAAATTTTCCTCCTTTACATTAATATTTGATAATTTATTTACATATCATTTATTGTAATTATAATATCATTATTATCTATATCATAATCCCAAGCAAGTCCCTTATTAAATTGCTGTTCATATTCAGATATAACTGGTGATGTATAATCACTTAGCATTGTATCTATAGTATTTTTCATACTTTCCAAACTAATACCTGATTTAATTAGGTTATCAACATCTAAACCATTCTTTTTCAAATATTTTAACATCTCTGATTTAGTTTTATCCTTTAATTTAGTATAATCTGCATCATCTTCTTCCAGCTTAACACTTTCTTCTATTTTTACGCCCTCTACTTCATCAATATAATTTTTGAGAGCAGATGTAAACCCACTTTCTGCAACATCATCTAAATTTTTTAAAATATCAATATTTGTAATTAACATATCTAAGGATAAATTATAATATTCCATTTCCTCATCTTCATCTTGTCCTATGTGACATATAGGACACTCCTCATACTCAACTTCTTCTTTAGTAGAATACTCATATGGCTCGGTTCTTAAATAATCCCAAGCCATTTGAATATTATCTATCTCTCTTGTATTTTTTTCAATACCTTCAATAGGTAAAACAGAATGACAATTATCGCAAACTACTAAATCTGCAAACTCTAAATCCCATTGACTGTTATATAAATTTGGTATATTATCTATTGTTAAATCTGCCGATGTTAATTTATCTCCTCTTTTATATTTACTCTCCCCTGATACTGCCTCTGTTAAAGCATTTACAAATGCATCATATATACTAAACATAGATTATATACCTCCTTATATTGTTTTTATTCTATCCTCTATTTTTTTAAACATCTCTAAATTTTCTCCAGTTAATTCCACATTACCTGCCATAAATGCTTTTAATGGTTTATCTGCATCATTTATTGTTATCATTACTTTCCCTCCAGCAGTACCTAATTGTACAGCTGTTGTACTATCACCATTATCAAATGTAACATCTACATTCAACCCTAAATCAGATAATGCTGTAAATAATTCTTGTGTCTTTAATACTATTTTACCAGCATTACTATTTTCATCAAACCCCTCTGCCTGTAACATATCATTTATAGCATTTGCACTTTTATTATTTACCTCTTCTAATCTTCTCTGATAATTTTCTACCTTCATACTATTTGCTTCAGGTGTCATATCTGTCATATATATTAAATTATTCTTAAATAAATATTGCCTTATATTAGCACCTGCCTCTGAAGCACTATACCCATTTGCTTCATAACTATACAACATATTAATTAATTTATCACTTAAAAGTTTATCAAAACTAAACGTTAGTTTATATACGTACTCTATCAACTCATTATAATCTTTACAATAAACAAACTTATCTATATCATTTTCTGTCATTCGTAACTGATTATGTTCTTCTTTAGTGCATTTATTAAAATTTATATTTTTGTTTTCCATTGCTGGTACTATATCATCAGCTGTAGATAATACATCTACCCCTGTTTTATCTAGTATTGCTTGAGCTATACCAGTTCTTGCATCTTCTAAATTATCTTGATGTATTGTTGATGCATTATATTTTTGTTTTAATTCATTAGATAAATCTTGGTCAATGTATCCCAATGTATGGACAACTGCATTTAACTGAAATGGATACTTAGCCTTATTCACTAATGAACCTATATTTGCTATTTTATTAGCTTTTTGTTCTGGTGTTAATTCTGTTTTATCTTGTTTTGCTTCTGTTTTTAATTCTCTTAAAGCTCTACCAAAACTTTTACTTTCATCGAAACACTTACTATCTTCCAAACTATTTATATCATCTAATTTATTTAAATACCTCTTTAATTTTCTAGCATTATCTAATTTAAATTCAAACAACCACTCATCATACACATCTTCATTTTCACCTTCAAGATTTTCCAACGGACTACTTGAATTAAAATGGTTATATAACTCTAATTTAGTCTTATCGTCTGTGACTAAATAATCTAACATATCATCAATTTCATCATATATAGAAACATAATCATCATAATCTTCTACTTTTTTATTTTCATTTATTGGAATAGGCTCATCTAAATAATTTATACTTATATCATCTACAGTATACTTACTCATAGAACCCTCATTCTCCATATATTCTTTAACGGCTGCTTCTTCCGACCAATCAGCTGTAAACATTAATGGGTCACAATCAGGTAAACTAACTTCAAATGTATATACATCATTTTCACCATCATTATGCAAATCAAAATCCAACTTACCTAATACTGTTACAAAATTATCTGCCCAACTATATGCACTATCTGCATCATAATCTGCAAATAATTCATCTATAGCTTGTTCAAATGTATCATTATTTCCAACCATATTCAATATGTTAGATGTTGTTAAATCCATTGCTGAATTTAGATGATAATTTTTATCAGCTAAATCAACAATAGTTATTGCATCATCTGGAAAATAGAAACCATCTAATTCTTTTAAATTACCACCATCGTTCAATATGTCATTTAAATCATTAAAGGCATTTATAATCTCAGGTGTTGCTGATTTCATAATCCTATCTTTATATTGTTTTTTTAATTCTTCTTGTTCTTTATTATATGTATCTACATCATACTCCTCAGTTTTTTTATTTCCAAATATATGTTTAAAATTATCCATATCATTTAAAGCATCTTTTTTGCTAATTTCTAATCCATTAGCATTATAATACTTAGTGCCAATCTTATATAAATCATATGGAGTTGCTTGTCCACCTACTATACCTTTACCAATATAATATTTTTGTTTATCATCATCTGATAAAGTTATCATATTCTCCATTTTTACTTTTTTGCTTTCTTCTACTTCAGCATCTTCTTTTGTCCAAACAGTATCTCCAGTTTCATATAAATCATCATCTATAGAACCATCAGCACTAATTAATTTATAATTGTGATATTTTTCAACAACCTCTGCATAACCATTTTCCTCAGCAAACTTTATTGCATCATCTTCATTTTCAAAATCATCAACAGGGTCTCCATCTTTATCAATTACACAATATGTTGTTTCATCCATTTCACCCTTAATTTTTTTATCCATAAAATCTACTACTTCAGCATTATCTATATTAATGCTTACATTATCAGTATAAAAAGCAGAATAAACATTACCTTCTGTTTCTGCATCAAAATCACCTGTAAATGGTACGTGAGACCAACCACCACCTAATCTGGCTTTAAATGTAATTCCATCTAAGGCATCTCTAATACCATAATCATCTACAGTAGGTTCTTCTCCTTCAGCGTAAGTATCATTATCAATTAAGTTTAAACCTGTTATTTTAGCTCTCATTGGAAAATCCAACTTACTACCATAGTAATAACTTGCAAATTCTAAATCAGTTAGGTCGACATCAACATCACAAGAAATTTCAAATATTCTCTCCCCATATTTACTCTCTGTTGTATTTTCTATCTTAAACGAATTCACCTGAGCATTTTCTATGCCACCTAATATTTCATAACCAGCACCTGCTCCCTCTGTCTTTTTTTCTTTAGCTTCTACTTTTATACTACTGGGAAATTGTACAGAATTTTCATAAGCATTTATACCATCTACTACTGGCTTAGCTTTAAATTCTGTAACTAAATTTTCTATAAAATCTAGTCTGCAATCAACCATCTGGTCATTTTTCCATAATTCTATAGCATCAGATATATCTACAGCACCATCACCAATTAATGATTTAACTTCTTTTTCAATTTTTTTCATAGTTTTTTCATCAGGGTCCCCATATTCATCAAGCTTATAATAACTAGGAGCTTCCTGATATGTGGGGTCAGTTTTTTGTGTAAACCATATACCGTCCCTTTTTAATGTATCTAAAACTATTCCAATTATGTCTATATTTTCTTCCTCCATTTGACTCTCTCCTCTACATATATTTTAATACCTACTAATATTTTACTTAATTAAAAAGGAGATACTAACATTTCTGTTGGCATCCCCTTCACAAGGTATATGATAGAATTATTGAGTAGTATTCCTACTCAATAATATTTTACATTTACCTAAGCTAAATATTGTTATTATTTTCCCCTTACACTATTGCTATAATCTATACCAGCCAGCTGTTCTATTCTTAGATGTATATCTTCCCAAATATCATCAGAGCCATTTACCAACTCATCTACTATTTCATTTATCTTTTTATCATCATCTATTATGTTTAATGCTTTAACTCCTATCTCGTCATTAGGATTATCATCTATTAGTGCTTGTAACCAATATTTAACTTCTGTAGTAAATGCTCTTTCTAATTCTGTTGTTCCTTGTTCATACATATTATTTAATTTTTCTACATCTTCAACTTTCTTACTTTCTTCATTTTTCAATTTCCAGTTGCCACTCATACTTCTCAATTCCATTACCATACGTTGCTCCGGTGTTACTCCCATTTTACTATTTTCTCTATTAACAAATTCCTCAGTATCTTCAATATCATCAAAATCAGTCTCGTAATAACCATTCTCACCTTTTTTAATTATTATTATTGACTTATCAGATGGTAGTAATCCATAACACATATCAGGTAAATCTGAGTATTTCATATTTAATACTTTTTCTTTATCTATTGCTTCTACTTTTTTACTTTCTAAAACTTTATGCCCCCAATTAACTAAATCTATACTTCCTGATGCAATTTCAGCAGCAATTTCTCTAAGTTCTCCTAAAGAAAACTTATTTAAATTAGCTTTAGCTATTTCGTGTGCTTTATCGTTATCTTCCTCACTATTTATTTCATAATCAGCAAAATCTTCTAAATGATGTACATCATCTGTTATATATTCCCAAATATCGTCTTTTAATGATTGTACTTCATCATTATTATTACTCTCTGTTTTAGGTTCACCAAAAGGTAAATCAATTAAATCCCAATTATCATCATATACTGAATGACCTATAAAACTTTGTTTAAAATATGCTTCACCTCTAGTCCCACACTTATCACAAGTCCAACTACAATATGATACACTATCGCCATTTTCATTTTGACCACCATACTCAACTGGCTCATAATGTAAATGTGCGTTACATATTGGACACCAACCATCTTGATTATCAAAATATTTAATACCTTGATATTCTCTATCAGGTGTTACATCTTCTTCTATTTTAGTTCCATTTAGCATTGCCCTCATAGTTGCCTCTTGTAAATCTGTATTCTTTTTCATAATTTTACCTACCTTTCAAAATCATTTTTCTTTCGACTTAATTCTTCTTTAAGTCTACGATTTTCTACCAATACCTTTTCTATAGCACTATACTCCTCCTGTAATTTATTTATTGTCTCTAATATTTCAGCTCGTCTATCTAATAAACATCTAACAACAGGGTCTTTTACTATTGCATTTTTACTTTTATTTTCTCCCATCTCTATACCTTCCTCATTTAAATTTTATTAACCTAAAATTATTGTCGCATCTTCATTCGCTATACTATCATCTAATTCGTCAATAATACCCCACTCTGCTGGTATTCCTTGACTTACCATACTTTTAGTAATTTCCTCTGGTGTCTGAAACTCATACCACAAATAATGATAACCATTACCTTCGTCATCATTTGAAATCATAATAACTCTATCACCATTACCCTTAGCTATTTGTTTATTACAAGCATCTGCTAATTCCTTAACGGTTAAAGGTCTATTCATATTCTTTCTCACCTACCTGTTTAATTTATTTACCCAATCACATAACCAAGCAGTTAATTTACCATTAACTGTTTTAGGGTACTGCTTCATCATATAGTTTAATTTTATAGTAAATTCCATATTAATAAAATTATAACCTATTACATATGTTTGGTCTTTACAAAAACCTATTTTTATCCATTGACCCCTATTTCCGAAATATACCAATATGTAATCATTACTCTGTCTTGCATTCCTCAATTTTGGTTCTATTTCGTTTATATTCATTCTATCTTTATGAGGTATAGTTAACACCTGCTTCAAATTAATTCACCTCCTAATTTTCTAATGATACATCTGTAATAGCAATTATACCCTCATCCATATCAACTATATCATACTTAATGACATACATATCTTCATCATCATCTACTACCAACTCTTGTGTATCATCTAAATCCATATTAAATAAATCGGAAGTCATTAAAAAAACTTTATTATATCTTGCAAATAAACTTTGTAATAAAGCATTTAGTTCTCCAACCGACATACTCTGACCAATTCTATCCTGTAACATTTCTAAAAGGTCTTTTTGATTTTCTTCTTCAGCTTTTGCTTCAACACCATCTTCAACATCATCTTCAATATCAACATCTGCTAGTTTTTCATTACTGTCTTCATTTTCAGATTCTCCATCTATATCTTCTGCTTCCTCTAAAGTATTTTTATTCTCATTTTCCAACACATCTAATATAGCATTTGATATATCTTCAAATCCAATCGAATTACAATAATAATATCTATCATCTATATTTATTATATCTGAAACTGATATACTTCTTGCCATTGGATTATTCTTATAAAAATCATCGGAATTATTACCATATAAAAATATGTTTTCTAATGTTTCAGCATTCGTATTACCCACAAGATGATTTGCTAATAAATCTATATGAGCAACTTCTGCATAATTATAAAAATCAAAAGCATTATGTGCTACTACATCACTGAAATCAGAAAAAGCTACTTCTCTAATATTTTTCTGTACCTGATATATAAATGCAACCTTATTCATCATTTAATCACCTCATTAATATTTTACATATATTAATCATTTGTTTCAAACAAGCTACTAGCTTTAGCACTCTTTTTATTAAAAGTTATACCCATTTCTTCTATATACTTTTTAGCTGACATACTTTCATCACCATCAATAATTACATCAGACATTGCACCTTTACCATTTAACATTTTATATATTGCTTCATCATATGTATCTGCAATAAATAGATTTATTATTTGTACCGTACGTTTTTGTCCAATACGATGGCATCTATCACAGCACTGGTCATAATTTGCTCTATTCCAAGGAGGAGATAAAAATACTACTATTGATGTATTAACTAGCGTAAAACCTGCTCCTAGTGTTGCCTCTTGTGCAAATATGCAACTAAACCCCTCTGCATTTTCGTGAGCATCTATTGTTTCTTGTACCTTTGAACCCATACCACCCTTTATTAACTTAGGTTGATATTCTCTACAATAATCTAATCCTAATTCTAATGCTTGTGTAAATGGACAAAATACTAATACTTTCTGACCATTTAATCTAGCTTCTTCTAATATATCTTTTAATCTGTTAAACTTTGTACTTTCAAAATGCGTTGATGATACTAAATCTGTTGTAACTGTTACTTGTCGCATTCTTGTTATCATTGCAACTGTATCAAAAACTGGTTCTATTTTATCTAAATATCTACCTCCATATTCCCCGTGTATTAAATCATTCATTACTTTCCATTCATCGTCAGAAAATGATAACCATTCATCTTTAATATTCTTTTCAGGTAAATCTAATAAGTCTTTTGTCCTACGTAAACTACTTTTATATAATATATTATGTAGCTCTTCCATATTCTGATAACCAGTAGGTCTACCCCACTCATCTTTTATTACAAACTTATTATCAAATGCCCACTTGCTATAATTTAATAAACCTATAAAAGACATTGGACAATATAGGTCTAATGGGTTGTTTACCAATAATGTACCTGTCATACCTACCTTACTCATAGATGGGTCTAAAGCTAGTATACCCTTTGCTGTGCTACTTGTTATAGATTTTATTTTATGTATCTCATCTATAGCAACCATACCTAATTCACCTGATGCTATTAATTTATTTAAATGATGTACAACCCCTGTTTCAGCTTTAGCATCTGCTGAATTTAATCTTATACGCTCCATATTCATTACCCAAAAGAACTCTTCTGGCACATCATCAATTTGTTGTTTCATTTCCTCTACAGTAGTAGATACTACTTTGCCCTTACTATTAATTCTAGTTCCCAAAACTATTGCTTTCTCATCTTTACAGAATTTAGATACCTCTCTTTGCCAATTAAATTTTAATGAATTAACGCCACAAATAATTAAACAATGTTTTAATCCTTGATGCAATTTTTTATATCTAGCCAACACTAATATCTGAAGTGTTTTACCTAATCCGTTGTTCATCCAATAATAGAAAATTATGATGGTTTAGTCCATATCTAACACCCTCCAACTGATAGTCATATAAATTGTACCCATTAAAATCCATACCATTTATTATATCATCACTGGTAATAATTTTAGCTTTAGGTGGGTCATTTATATACATAACTTGAGAGTCATTAAATAATTGCTTTATTTCTTCCCAACAACTAAAAGGCACTTCCCATTCTTTTGACTGTGGCAAATATTTTCTATTCCAATATTTTTTAATTCTATCTATATTTTGAGCAAAGTCACTACCACTAAATTTTAAAAACAAACTATTCTTATCTAAAGTCTGTGTTTCAGCTCTTCCAAACTCTATTATAACCATATTATCTACCTCAATTCCACGTAATTATATCATAATATTTAATATATGTAAATATATAAATTAAAATAAAAAATAAGAGTATTATCTCTTATTTTAAACTAATTCATTCTCAGCATCAACCATTTTTGCTTCCCCATTCCTAATAACTGTTACGTGTGGCAATTCTATTGGAGAGCCTTGTTCATTATTTTGCATTTTTAATTTCAATTCTTTATAATATTCCATTGCTTTTAATTTATTATGCTTAGCAATACTTCTACTCTTTAGATAATGCCTCCTGTCATAATACTGATACTCAAAATAATATATTTCTACCATATCGCCCACCTCTAATAATATTTTACTGCATAAAAAAGATGACTATTATTTCAAATAGTCATCATCTAGTTCATCTCATCTAAGTATTTAATCAATTTTTTATTATGCCAATTCTTGATAAATTTGGGTAATATTCTTGAATTAGTAATAAAATAATCCATTACCATCATTATATGTAATTTCACTATAATCATACTAATCACCCCCTAAATGATTTAATTCCTCCAGTGTAAATAATTTTAATGCTTCTTCATATTCTACTCTATAATTCTTATCAACATCTGACAATAATGCATCATCCTTCAACGATTGATATAATTTGATAGCTCTTGTATAATCACCTCTACCCAATGCTGTTTTTATTTTCGTTACCCTAGCATTAAAACTATGTTGCACATATTTATGCCCTCTTGAATAATATTTGTCGTATAACCTTCTTTCTAAAATCACCTGTTTTGTTACATTTGTGTTATTAGTATATTTATTTAATAATGTCTCTAAATCCTTTATAATTTTATCTAATTTTTCAAAATCCTCTGATGCTACCCTTTTTTGTAAATCTTTTAAATATGCTATACTATTTTCGTTCAAATACTTCTTCATATAAATCACCCCCAAATTATTTAGTCTTTTTCTTTAGGTCAGTATTTAATTCCTTTTGCTTTTTTATACACTCCTTTATATCTGTAGATGAAAACACAATCATTTGACAAGGAAGCCCTCCTACTGGTTTCATATCGAAATATACTGTATATTCATCTTCTATTTGATATGGTTCATATTTAGGACTAAAACCTATTTTATATCTAGCCACTATCATCCACCTCCTATTTATCCTCTACTTTAATGCTTCCTTTAACTGCTTGCTCTACTACTACTTTTTGGTAAGTCTTAGATGTTGGTTTAAAATTTTCATAAAATAATTTAGTATCAATTACTGTTTTAATATAATCTTTCTTAGTTGTTACTTTAACAGCCTTATCTTCCATTGTTGTTTTACCTTCTGCCTGCATTGCTACTCTTAATGGTTCTAAATCTTCTTTTACTAATTTATTCTGTTCTGTTAATTGTGTTAATACATCTAAATATTCTGCTAACAATTTACTGTCTTTAGCCTGAGCTTCAATCTCAGCCTTTTTCTGCTCTAATTTTACTCTGTCTCTTTCCTTTTTACTTAACTTTTTAAATAACTTTTCAGCTAATGTTAACTCTTTCATATCATATACCTCCTTTAATATAATAAATTATCTAGCTCATCGCCAAATCTGCTTATAATATCATCTTTTTCATTTTCATAATCTTCTTTTTCAGCATCAGTTGCATCTTCATCTAGTTCCTCTAATTGCTCATACTCATCATAAATAGAATTTAATTCGTCTAAAACCTCTGTAACTGTATCTATTCTTTCTTCTACTAAACTGCCACTTGCTAATTGTTCTGGCATATTATCAAACTTACTCTGTAAATCATCTAATAAGTCTTCTACATTTGATATTGTTGCCTCCATATCTTGATACTTATACCAATCATCTTGTATATCATATACTTGACCTGTATACTCAGAACTTTCCCATCTGCTTCTAGGTGTTTTTCTAAAACACTCTGTATGTACTTTCCATTTAGAATAATAATTCCACACATTTACATACTCTACACCCTTTTCTATTTTCTCTCCGCACACATTACAAGTATACTCTTTTCTTGATACTACTCTTTTATTCCTAGCCATATGATTACCTCCTCCCGAAAAATGTTCTATTATCATTTCACAATTCCCATATGTTTTACATAATTCCCCTATTATCATTATACCACATTTTTCGGTTTTTGTCAACCATTTTTAATATATGTAAATATGATATTTTCAATAAAATATAGGTGTATATATTTATACACCTATATATCTATTTCATAACTTTCTAAATCTCTAAATTTTATTCCTTTATCTATATTGTATATACCAATTTGTACAGCTTTATCTAATTCTTTATCCATCACAACAAATTTAATACCATCCCAAATATGTTGCACTAATTTTATATAATATCTATCATCTGGAAGTAAAGCTTCCTTTAATTTATCAGTGTACTTACCTAAGGACATATAATCTATATCATCTCTATAATTTGAATATTTTAGTTCTCTAAGTTCGTTTTCAGCCTTATATATTTCACTATCAATACTTAATAACCTATCCTTTAGTTCACGTTTTTCCTTTTGTAAAACTTCTACATTTGTCATTATTATTGGATGTGTTTTTCTATATCCTCCACCTTTTTGATACTCATATACTTCTTGTAAAAACACCTCTTTATCTTCATCTGTTTCTATATGCTTACCTATCCTATCTGATAAATATACATATCTAGGTCCTAACTCATCTGTTAAATTAAGATAGATTAAATCTGTTTGAAACCTAGTAGCACCATATCCTTTTACTTGATAATATACTGTACATACCTGATTTTCTCTATTTCCCCTTAAACTCTTAGATATTATCGTATATTTAGACATATCATCTGCCCTCCAATCTAAGTATTAATCTTAAACCATTTCTAACCTCACCTGATTTTGTATTAAACTTACCAAATGCTGGCACACAAATTAAATTTACCCCTGTTGGTGCTAAAAAGTCTCTAGCCAATACTACTGATGTCATTGCATTACTAATTGCATTTGGTCCTATTGCTTGTATTTCTACTAAAGCATCATTACCGAAGTTAATATAATCCGAATTAAACCTCCTACTTATAGCTGTAGCCACCTTTGTTGGCACAGAAGACGCTGATACGTGTAATATATAATCACCTTCACTCACCGGTACCACCCTCTTTCTGTACCATAATTATGCTCTTTTGTAACTCAAGTTGTTTTGTTTGTTCCTTTAATCTTTCTAGCTCATATGTAAAATACAATACTATATATAATATTATAATTAGTGTTACAGCACCTATAAAATAATTAGAAATCTCAAATTTACCAAACTTCATATTATGCCTCCATAAACATACTTAATATTGTATCTTTTGTTATATTTTGAAGCGATAAATCAAAATCGACTTTCTTCTCTACCTTTTTATATAATATTTCTTCCTCGCCCTTATCGTTTAGTATTTTTACTTCCTCTAAATCTGATATAATAGGTTTATCTGATAATTTACAATCAGCCATATTAATTATATCTCGCAATGATAATTGTGTTGATGGATATGCCTCAGCATATCTAACCACCATATCTCTTACATCAGTTCTAAATCCAGCAATACTATTATCTGTACTTGTATTAACAAAAGCTAATTTTATATTATCCTCTGTTATAGTTACATATGCAATATCTATATCTGGTCTATCATTATATTTAGAGTCATAATCAAATTTAGTATTTATTGAAACTAATACATCATTTGGATTTATTGTATAATTTTTTGATATGCTATCATCTGTTGTACTCGCTATTATAAATTCATAAGGCACATCTAATCTATTGTGTGTAAAATTCTTTAATTTGACTACAAAAGTTGTTTCTTTTAAATTTGGTCTAACTAGCAAACACTCTGTAGCTCCATTTGGTAATTGTGCATCAGTCACATCCCCACTATGCACTATATTTGTCGCCCTATATGAAGCATTCCAGCCAACGTGTACATCTGAGCCTATTGCGTGTAAATCTAAATCTACTCTTTCTTCATCTAAATTTTTCCAATGTACTCCTATAACCATATTATTATTTCTCGGTAATACTATTGTAGTGCCTACAGGTATATTTCCTATAAATTGTTTTTCAGACGTAGGAGCTTTATAATCTATACCATCAGGTATATATACATATTTATCTTTTAAAATTTTATTTAGTCTATCTACTAAATGTTTTTCAACTAAATCATATACTTGTTGTTGAGCAGTTATTTTTGATAATGATTTTTCAAATACAAACTCATCTGCATAAGATTTACCATTTCTAATTTTATATAAAATTGATTTATAATTACCTAAATACTCAGCATCATCATTAAACTTATCATAGGCACCAAATTTATTTAATCTATATGCTATCGCATTTAATATACGTATTTCTCTAAATATTGTTACATCATCTAGTTTTTTTATCAGCTCTCCTTGATTTAATTTTACCTGTGTTAAAGTAGCTTCAGCCACGTCTTTTTTAAACCAAGGATTGTATATAAAATCACCACTTACTTTATCATATCCATATATAGAAGTTAATCTATCTAAAACATCGTAACCTATCTTTTTACGACTTTTATTAGCTTCCTTTCTAATACGATTTATAATGTGATTTAACTCTTTATGTACCTTATTCTCAACATTATGTGCTTTAATAGCTACAAATAATTCATTTTCACTTAAAAATATTTCACCCAACTTCTTATATCCATATGGTTTACCAACATATGATTTTAATAATTTCAAAGCTTTTTCCTTATCACAATTTGACAATACTCTTATCATATCATTACTTTTTATTAACATTGTACTATCTGTTAATTTATATACTAAATATCTTAGAAAATCCATATTATTTTTAGGTACTATATTATATTTATCATATAGTGCTATTTTGATTTCTTTATTTTTAATTTCATCAAATTTTTCTTTATCTATGTAATCTGATAATAACATTATATCTTCTACTGTCTGTTTAGATAAAGCCACACCACTGGACAATAAACTTAATATCCTATCACCTAAATCTCTTTCTGTTATTTTATTTATTGGAATTAATTTTATATCATCTGCTAACTCCGGTATATCCAATTTTTCCTTTGGTATATACACCAACTCCTCATTATATAGACCTAAATCCTCTAAACCATATGTTGTAAAATAATGTATTAACTGTTGTGCTACTAATACTTCTATTGGTGTATCTATTACCGTTTGAAATGATTTATGAAAAGTTTGGTTCCATTCCTCCGGTTTTATACCATATAATTCTACTGCTGATGCCAATACTTCATCAGAACAAATATCTACTATCAATAATCCACTTTTTAATGCATCTTGATTTACTATACCCACACCAGATAATTTTGTATCATCTGTATATGCCTTAAATAATCTTAATTCTGCTTTAATTTGCTCTAAATTCATAGACTACCTCACTTTCTTTTAACTCATTTTTTATATCATATTTTTCATATATATCTTCAACTTGCTTATGCACTTCATCCAATTTCTGCTGAGTTTTCCTTAATCTTATGTCTACCATAATTAATCTACCTGTTTGAAATGCAAAATAAAATACAAGTATAAATATAAAGATAAACACTATTCTTTTAAACCATTTCTCCATATCAAACACCACCTTATAAAATAAAATAAAGTAAGTCGAGGAGTATCATTTATCAGCGGAAGTACCCCGTAGAGTACCACCGCTTTTAAGATAATCAATCTTCCAAATAAATAAGGAACTCCATTAGACTTACCATTAAATTGATGTCGAGCAGTAAATTTGTAGACAGTTGCTCTACCAATTGAGCTACTATGCACATAAGTACATAGATAGGACTCGAACCTATAACAAACTGTTGGAATTTTACATTAAACTAGGAACTGCATTAGACATCTTAAATTATTAATTATTGTCTGTGGCGAGGTGTAATACTACTTTCAATCCAAATTTGAATGCTCTACTGAGCTAATTAAGGAACACCCTTAGCCACAGCCCATCCCTTTTATTAAGAATAATATAGGCGAAGAGTAATATAGTGCTCTAGCCAACTGAGCTACGAGTCACAGGCTTCCTCATATGAGGGCTCTTGTCGACTCGGTTGGACTCGAACCAACGACCCCTCGATTACCAGTCGAAATTTAGGAACTCTATTAGCCAATTTATCCTTCTACTATAATATACCTCAAATTGACTTCAATTTTGAAAAAAATT